ACTCTAAAAGTTTTCCTTGGTAAGCTTCCTCACCAGCAGCCATTTTTGATGCATGCATAAGCTGTGCATCCGACATTGCCATTTTTGTTCTCTGCTTATTAGCGTAAATTTTACTGCCAGCAGAAACGGCTAGTTTAATTGCCGATAACCACATGTTAGATCCAAGTAGCTGTTTGTTTTCTAGCTTTGCCAGTTCCTTTTACAGTCACTTTGTCTCCAGTAGCGATCATGTTTCTAGCTCTTGTAACGTTAGCTTTACTTCTTGAATCGTACTCAAGGTTTTGACTAGGTACTTCACTTTTTTTTGTTTTTTTATAGTTCATCATAATGTCTCCTATTATATATTAAGATCTTTGACCTTTCAAGGTCTTTACATCTCTACGTTTCATTTTATCGTTATAGAGTTTAACATCTGCACTTAAATAAGCTTTTTCTAGACTTGTTTCGTCTCTCATTTCAGCTAATTCTTCGTCTTGCTCCATTTTATCTTCTGTTAAATCTCTATCTTGAAGAAGTTTTGATTTATCTAGATTGATTTTTTCATCATCGTATTCTTTTTTACGTTGATTTTCCATCGCTCTAAGATCTACTTCTCTTGATTTTAATTTTAACAACGGATCATGGTCAAATTGAGAAGTAATTTCTTTTTCTTCCTTCATAAACTCTTCCATCATCTCTGCAATCAAGACCGCTTTTCTTGCTTCAACAGCATTTGTAATAACTTGTAAGTCATTTGCTGCTTGAGGATTATTCGGTGCTTGTTGTTGTAATATTTGCATCTGTTTTAGTTGCTCTCTGAACTCTAATTGAACTTGTTCTTGAGCCATCAAACTGATGTGTTCTAAAATGTTTTTTTGTAGTGAAGCCATGATAGGTGGATTGTTTCTAACCATATTCGTTGCCATGAAATTTAAATGCGCAGTAATATGGGCTCTGTGATCTTGTCCTGGAAATGCTTGAAACTTTTTACCTGACATTGCTTCAATATTTTCAATTGACGGATCTTTAGGTTGATTAGGTGGTGGAGGAGGTAAAATTGAATCTATATTTTTTACTCCAATTGCTTCATACATATTATGATAAACATTATACATGTTATGCATTTGCGGATTTGTTGTGGCTAATTGCATTTCAGTTTGAGCTAAAGTAATTCTTTGACTCATTGAAAAGATATTAGGATCAGCAACAGGTATAATATCTATCCTGTCATCAAAATCTGTTTGTTTAACAGTTCTTGCTCCACCGACAACATCATAAGGATATTCTGGTGGTAAGTATTTAGAAATAATATTTGCAAGAAGTTTAAATTCTTTTTTCATTGCCGCATACAATCGTTTATGTATCGCTGACATTACCCGTGATCCACGTTCTAGTAATGCAATAGTTGTTCCAACTGCTGCACCTTGGTTTCCATCACCTACTTGCATATCTGCAATAGCCGCGAATCTTTGACCGGCTTGTACAACAATACCCATTAACTGAAGTAAGGTCTGAGAAGGTTCTTTGTAAGGTAAAGGAAAAAATGCATCTCTTAAACTTCCTCCTGGTGCATCTACATCTTTAAATTCACCGGGTTGAATAGGAGAAGCATCGTCTTGTATTCTAACACCTCTTTGTTTGAAACCAGCTGGCAGGTTAGACAACGTTCCCGCATCCAAGAGCTGCCTTAGAGCCGCGGTCGCCGTACGAGACAGTCCACCTATCATGTGGATTAGACCGAAACCATAAAACCCTAAACCTGGTAAAAACTTAAAGTGTACAAAGTATGAAATTTTCTTTTTCTTTGTATCTTCAGGTGCGTAATTTCTTTTGATAGAAAGAACATTTCTTGTTCCTTCTTCAATTGTTACAATGTAAGGTAATTTGATTCCTGTAGGTTCTCCATCTTCTCCTACTTCTTCAAACCCTTCTAGATCTAAATTAACATGACATTCTAATAAAGTATAAAGCGGTTGTGCTCTACCACTTGCTGTTGTCCCTTCTAGTTCTCTTTCCTTTTTATCAAGTTCGTTATTAACTGCATAACCTGGAGGCCCTAAATCTATATCTCTATAAAATCCTCCAACTTGTTGTTTTCTTAATTCGTTTTCTGGTATTTTAATTACGTGAATAATTGCTTCAGCATCATCTAGTGATGTTGCTGTGTAAGGTACTACTAATTCATCCGCTGGAACAAATTTTGATACGGCTCTTGCCATTGTAGTATCATAGTAAACTTTTTTAAATGTAGATCCGGCTAGTGGTAAATGAAATAACATTGAATCAAACTCTGGTTCATACTCTTCCATTTTATCCATGACTAAGTAGTTCATATAATCTCTTACTCTTTGAGATTGTAAATCATTTTGTGGAGTTTTAATTCCCATAACTTCAGTTCTGACTGGACCACCTGCGGGTAATAATTCTTTGTAAGCTTGTGCTTGGAATTGAGTTACAGCTTCTGCTAGTACTGGGTGAGTTGCACCACTTGCTCCTTGGAACGGTTCTGATCTATCTTCGTATTTAAATCCTAAAAGATCTAATCCAGTTCTGTAAGTATTTTCCCAATCTTTTCTTGAAGATCTATAATCTAAATAGTTACCGGCCATTTCACTACCGATAGGTTCTAAAATATCGTCTGGTAGAATGTCTGCTAAGTTATCAAAGTGACCTTCTGTTCCTGGTATATTAATTGCACCAGGTTCAAAATTAATTGTTGCACCACCATCTTCTTCGGGTGTTACTTCTACAGGTCCTTGTTCTGTAACTTCTTCTTGTACACTAACTTCAGACATTTCCTCTTCTGAAGGCATCTTAATTTCAGTACGTGTATTTCCTGGAAGTCCCTTATCTATATCTGCCATATTTTTTCTCTTTCGATGGTTTATCTTGTTTATTCTGTTTAATCAACCCCTGAGGATTTGGTCCTTGCAAAGGGGGGATTGCATTGAACTTAACATGTTTCATGTTTTTTACAAGTGTTGGATTATTTTTAGTCATAATACTTTTTCATTAAATTTGCAAGACCCCCAGTGGCCATTTTAGAAACACCTCCAGCTTCGGCAATTGCTTGCATTTGATCTTGTCGTTTAATGTAATCTTGTATTTCTGGATAAGTCATACCTGTTTCTTGTTGAGTCATATCCGCATTTTGTAAAGCTAAATTTATATCTGATTCAGAACTAGTTGGATAAACTTCTTCCATTTTTTTCATAGCTTGTTTTCTTCTTAACTCATCAGCTTGTGCACTCTGTGCCATAAAAGGAGCTTTTCTTCTACCACGTTCTGCCATAGCATACTCTTCACCTTTAGCCATTTCTTTTTTACGTTCAGCTTCAACATCTATCTTGAATTTAGGGCCAAGTGCATAATTAAAATAAGACTCACCTAAAGCTTGTTTAAGAGGCATACCCTCCATAAATTTATTTGCAGCATTACCACCTTCATATAAAACTTCAAATAAAATTGCTCCAGGTCCTACTATTCCTTTTAAAAATTTTAAAGCTTTACCTGATTTTGTAAGAGCACGTAAATTTGCTTGATCACCTGAAGATAGTTTACTTGGATCGCCTTGTAGTCTTGTTACACCTTTGGTAGCACACGAAGTTAAATTTTGTCCTTTACTAAATCCAATACGACCGCCGTTTGCTTTACCTTTACCAGGACAGCCTATTGCTGCTAGTTTTGTTAATTCAAATTTTGATGCTTTTTTTAATTTTTTTGCATCTTCTAAAGCTTTATCTAATTTTTTATTACGCGGGTTTGTATCTACCTCTGTTTGAGTTTTTATATAATCTTCATAAGATTGTATCTTTGAGGGGTCTATACCTGCTTCAAGTTCTTTTAAACGTTTTTTTTTATAATTAAATATAATTTCATCTTCCATCACTTTCATACCGTCTTGAAACCCGGGCCGTGATCCATCAACCGTGTTGCTTACTAACTGGCCATCAGCGTACATGTTCCGTGATCCTCGGACCATGGGCCTTGGTTCATCGCCATAGATAATTTCTAACTGTTTTACTCTGTCTAATATATCCATTACTCGCCTAGCATGGCAGCTAATCCACCTGAGGCTTGTTTTCTTCTAGTTGTGTCTTTAAATATTTGTATAATTTCATCTCCACTTTTCCCTGTTTCACTCATCTTAACTGTTTGTTCTACCATAGCAATTATGTCAGCTTTTTTTCGTGGGTTTATCTCAGTTGCAATTTGTTCTGCAAGGGGTTTATTCATCCCTGGATATTTTAACATAAGATTATCAATTTCTATACTTTTGTTTAAAGCTGCAGGAGATGTGTCTTTCATAATAGATGCCACACCTTGTTTAATTTCATCGTTGACAGAAAGTTTAGCATTATCCATTTCAGTTCCTAAATCAAATGCAGATAATTCTTCTACTTCATCATATGTCATTAATCTATTGTCACCACTCATCTCTGCGTCTTCTAATTTTTTCTCTAAGAATCTTTTTCTAGCTAGAGACTTGTCACCTGCTACAG